GTAAACACATCTCGTGATAATGGTACAACTTTCTTCTCTCAAGAATTAGTTCTTAACTTGAAGAAATTATCCAACGAAATGACTACACAATTGAAGTTGATGGCTTATGGTAGACCTCAAATCTTTATCCACACAATGGCAGGTGATACTCTATTGGTAGGACAAAGAGAAGGTGCAGATGTAACAGCAGGTACTATTCAGACCGGTGCAGCATTGGGTGACCTTTATGGTTATTCAGTAACCTTCACTGGACAAGAACAATTCCCAGCTCCATTCGTATCTGGTTCTACATTCGGTAACCCATTCGGCAAAGTAAGCTTTGCTCCAATTATCGTTTCCGGAACAAACGATTAATCAGTATAGAAAGAAAATAATTAAGAGGGTAGCACTAAGTGTTACCCTTTTTTATGCTCATCACTATAATTGTTTCATAAATTGTTAAATTATAAACATAAAGACGAGATAATGCTTACATACTACTCATCAGGAAGCAACGTATTGACACTAAGAGTACAACCTACTGGTAGTTCAAACCTTACTTTACATTTGCAGGATATGATAACTTTGGTGAATACATCAGCATCGTTATCAAATTATTCTTATGATGCTTACGAAAGTAAACTATCATTCACAGCATCACAAGTACCTACATTAGTATCAGCAAGTGTTGCTACTGAATATAGAGCATCCATTACTGATACTACGTGCTCAATATGGCATGGTAGTATAAATGTATTTACATCTCAATCATTGGATAAAACAAACTACGTTAATCAAATACCATTAGAAGATGTGTATATTAGTAACGTGACAGATAATGAATATATAATTCTAGACTAATATGAAATTAAATCAAAACTTTAGTGTAGTTAATCTTACACAACAAGACATCCCAGTTATAACCGAAGATACAAAGACAAGATACCAATGGGTGCCGGTAGGCGTTATTGGACCTGATGATTTCTTCCAAAACATAATAGATGCATATAATAATTCAACAACCAATGCAGCTTGTATTGAAGGTATTGCTGATTTAGTATATGGTAAAGGATTGTACACTAAGAACAAAGGATTTGAAGAAACTTTAGGTAAGTTAATACCGCAAGAAGAAATTAAAAGAGTAGCTTTTGATTTGAAACTAACTGGTAATGCTTGTTTCCAAATTTATTGGAACGATGACCATACTAAGATAATCAAAATGTATCATGCTCCAGTACAAAACTTTAGAGCTGAGAAGCTATACGATAGCCCAAAGATTGAAAATTACTTCTATTGTATTGATTGGAGTGACCATAAAGCACAAAGAAATAAGAAAAAGATTCCAGCATTTGGTACATCTACTGAAAAGATGGAAGTACTTTGGATAAAGAATTATTCACCTGGCAAATACTATTATGCATTGCCTGATTGGATTCCTGCTTTACAATTTTCATTTGCTGAAGCTGAATTATCTAACTTACATCTTAACAATATTGAGAATGGTTTCTTACCATTAGTGATGGTTAATATGAATAATGGTATTCCAGCTCCTGAAGAAAGAGATACTATTGAGGATTTGATTGAGCAGAAGTTTACAGGTACTAGAAATGCTGGTAGATTTATGATTTCATTTAACGATGACCCAGAAAGAAAACCAACAATTGATGTTATTGCTACTGATAATCTACATGACAAATACAAATACGTTGCAGATTACGCACAGGATAGAATCTTAGTTGGACATAGAGTAACATCTCCACTTCTATTTGGTATCAGAACTGTATCTAATGGATTTAGTTCTCAATCAGAGGAAATGAAAACAGCTTATTCTATTTTACAAACGATGACGATTAATCCATTCCAAAACCTAATTATAAACTTCTTATCAGAGGCTTTAAGTGTAGGTGGATATGAAGATACTGAATTATATTTTGAGCAATTAACTCCATTAGTAATTCTATCTGAAACTGCGGAAGAAACAGGACAAACTGTTGACCAAGTGCAGGAAGATATTAACGAACAATCTGAAAACCCCGCTGAAATAGAAGATAATCCATCATCAGTAGATGAGAATATCCAAACGGAAACTCTAATGGATTATTCAAAATCTAATCCTAATTTTTCTAAGAACTTTGAAACATATAAAAAATAATTGATATGGCATACGCTTTATTTATAACAAGAAACGATATAATCAAAAACACTCCACTTCAAGGTTCTATTGATGCGGATAGATTATTAAACTTTGTAAGAACCGCACAGGACAAATACATTCTAAATTTATTAGGAACGGTATTGTTTGATAAACTTCAATTGGTTATTGCAAATGGAACTTTTAGTACATTAGGACCTGCTTATCAGGACTTAATGAAAGAACATATCAAGCCTACTCTAATATGGTACGCGTGTGTTGAATACATCCCATTCAGTAGTGTACAATTCAAAAGTGAAGGTGCAGTAAGACATGAGACAGAAACAGCAAAGGCGGTAACTAAAAACGATGTAGATTACCTTTTACAAAAAGCTATGAATAATGCTGATTACTACGCGACAAGAATGCAGAACTATTTGATTTCATATTCGAATCAGATACCTGAATATTTAGAATCAGTAGGTAATCAAACACAAATCTTTCCTGATATGGGCAATGCTTATTTCGGAGGAATAAATCTATAATAACTTATGGGTAACGTAGTAAATAATATTAGTACAAATTATGTACTCTATTACAATATAGTAAATTACTTCAAAACAATAATGAAGAACCATCCCTCTATTCAAAGAGTAAGTTATGGTGATGATTTTGGTTTAGATGATGATGAATTTCCTCAATATCCATTGGGTAACATTCTAATTACAACTGCTCGTTTTGGTGAGAAAGTAATTAAATTTCAAGTTCAATTAACTATTGCTGATAAAGCTAAAGATAAGAACAATGAAAGTATTGGAGTATATAATCAACAAGAAGTTCCTTTCTATGGTACTAATGATGTAGTTGATATACATGCCAATACACTATCTATATTAAACGATTTATTATCTTATACTGAAAAAGGTGTGAAAGCATTTGATTTCACGTCAGAACCTAACGCAGTAGCATTTAAAAACGAAATGCCAAATGGTTTGGCTGGATGGGTTTGTTCTTTTGAATTAGAAGCATTCAATCAATCAAACTATTGTGATACAGGTGTTGTTTTAATTGGAAACGCTTTAGAAATTAAAGGAGTACAAACTGATTGTTAATGAAAACATTAGAAGATGTTGCCAAAACCTACCAATCCCTAGCTAATTTATATATGATAAGTGGGAATTGGAAACCTGCTTATAAGACTGGTAATCTATATAAGACGGTACAATCGTTCAACACACCTTCTAATATGATTACACAGCAACAGGCTTCGAGTGTAACAAGTTTAAATCTACCTCAAATATCTTTTAATATATCCTTACAATTTGCACCTCCGGGAGCAGAGTATGGTAGATGGGTAGAATGGGGTAATGGTACAGGCGTTGGTGCTGGTAATCCAAGACCATTTGCTGAAGAATCATCAAAAGACCCCCTTTTAAAGAAAACAATAGATGCGTATATTGGTGGATATGTGGAAAAAGATTTCATACCTGTAATAGAAATAGGTTTAAAAAGAGCATTCCGTAGTTTAGCTTCAGAGAGAGCAAGCCGATAACCATCAAATACTTTTCTCTTTGAAAAGGTTAAAATATAAAAAGATTATAGATGGCCCTTAGTATAACTCAACTTCCAGCATCGTGTTCATTAGCACAATCACCAACTATATTCACTCTTTCGGAGAGTGGGTTGGTATATACATCTGCTTCTTTCCAATATTATTTAGAACTTTATTATTGGAATGGAACACCATCAAATTCAGGTTCGGTAGAAAATTACACATTAGTAAAGTATCCAAACGCAAGTAACGTTGGTATCTTTGATGTGAGCCGTATTCTAAATTCAACACTTACAGACTCTGCAGCTGCAAATAGTTCAAATGTAAAGTATTTTAAAACTGATGGATATTTTAGATACCAATCAGGTTCACTATTTGTAACATCATCGCATGTTCAAAGTGGTGTTTATAAAGCATTAGATGGATACGCATTATTTGATGAACCAATTGGACAACAAATTACATCTAAATCTATACATTGGCCTTTAATGACCGATGGACCTGTTTCTCAATCAGTATTAGCAGATGATTATGGAACTTCAGGTGTTTATGTAGGTACAACAGGTGGTAGTGTTCCAACAAAATTAGTTTATTCAGGTTCTGTAAATAATGGTACATTCACCCTAAGTGGAAGTGTATCATCATCACAACAAATTCAGCAATACCCTAATTCTCCACAGGAGAGTGGATTCCCGATAAGCACATTATCAGATAGGTATTCTATCCAAGCGTTCTCAGGAAGTATCGCATTGGGTACTCCTATCAACTTTGAAGTGGTATGTAAACAAAAGTATCCTAACGTTAGAATTAAATGGAAGAATAGATACGGACAATTTGATTGGTTTGATTTTTATATGGTAAACAAGCAATCATTCTCTACAACTGTAAGAGGATATCAACCACAATTAGGAACATGGACGGGTGCAACATTAGGATATAACCAATACGATAGTTCAAACTTAAATTATATAGTAGATTCTAAGCAATCAATTTCAGTTAATACTGATTGGGTTGATGAAGACTACAACGAAATATTCAAACAATTGTTAGTTTCTGAAGAAATATATTGGGTTAAATCACAAACTGATTTATTACCATTAACAATTGCTACCGATTCAATAACATTTAAAACAGGTGTTGTTGATAAAGTTATTCAATATGGATTTGATTTTGATTTTGGACAAGGTTATAAACTTATATTATAATGGGAATTTTAAGTACACAAGGAATACAATTTCAATTAGTTGCAGAAGGACAGATTTTAGATTTATTTAAAGATGAAGATATTTTGCTATCTGATAATGTTACAGGTCTATTTGATTTGGGTATTATACCTGCCGATTTTACTCGGCAGATTACGTTGCCAGGTACCAAAAAGAACAATGCTTTCTTTGAGCATGTGTATGATATTAGTGTATATAATCCTGATACATTTGCTACTAACGTAAAAGTTCAAGCTTTTTTAGATTTTGGTGGATTATATCTTTCACAAGGATATCTACAATTAAACAAAGTAAACATATTTGCGAATAAGTTTATTGATTCATACGAAGTAACAGTCTATGGAGCGGTATCTTCTTTTGCTAGAGAAATTAATAGAAACTTTCTTAATGATTTAGATACTCTTTCAGTATATAATCACACATCATCGTTTACTAACATATCATCTTCTTGGAATGGTGGATTATTTTCAGGTTCTATTGTATATCCTTTAGCAGAATATGGGCAAAGATTAGAATTTACGAAGGGGGCTCTTAGTCAGTTTGGTGTTGATGATATAGCTGGTGCTCTTTCTGTGCAGGATTTTAAACCTGCTATTAAAGCTAAATTAGTTTTTGATGCAATATTTGAAGAAGCTGGATACACTTATTCAAGTTCTTTTTTAGAACCATACAAATCTTCACCTACCGTATTTAACGTAACTAATAATGGTTCAGGAAATTATGTAATAAATGGAGTATCAAATCCAACATTAGAATTAGTAAGGGGGCAAACTTATACATTTAATGTAAGTGCGAGTGGTCATCCATTCTGGATTAAAACTACTCAAACCACTGGTACGGCAAATCAATATAATGATGGTGTAACTAATAATGGAACTGATAATGGAACAATAACGTTTACAGTACCTCAAAATGTACCTGTACCACTTTACTATAATTGTCAATATCATTCATCAATGGCGGGTACACTTAATATAGTAAAATCTGTTATAGATGATGTTTATTTATTATGTAATAGGCAATTGAAATATCCTGTATATGATAATGTTAATTTAGAAACATTTGGCGTTGTTAGAGTTGGAGCTATTACTGGTAGTGGTATGACAGATGTCCTATTACCTGCTGATACGTTTGTTACTCTACCTTGGTATAATAAATTGGAAGACCCACAAAACTTTTATAATAATGGTGCATATAAAGTAGAAGTATCAAGCTCTCTTAGAGGAGTATTAAACTTAAATGTTAATGTAAGTTGTTCAGTAAATAATATGCCTGGTACTTTTTCAGCAAATGGAACTTGGCAACTTCGTTTGATAGAGACTGGTAGTGGTACACAATATTCTTTAAATGCAATACAATCGTATATACAATTTTTTGATGAATTGCAACAAAGTAGAAGTGGTGGTATTAATACAACATATCAATTACAAAGTGAATTTACAACTGCACAATTACCAATAGGAAATTATTATTTCCAAATCAAACAAAGACCGAATGTATCTACTGGTACATTACCAACTGTAACGATGGACCCTGGTGGTACAACTAAATCATTTTTAAATGTAACAAAAGTAAATCAGGCAGCTGATGGTAGGGTTATGAATATACCTCTTAATATGCCATTTGGTACTAATGGCATAAAGCAGATAGATTTTCTGACATCAATACAAAAGAAATTTAATTTAGTAATATATCCATCTAAAACACAAATCAATGAATTTATTGTTGAACCTTTTAATCAATGGTACAATAAAGGTAGAAGATGGGATTTTAATCAATATGCAAATCTAAATGATAGAATAGAAGTAATACCTGCTAATAATCTAGCAGTAAACGAATTAAACTTTACTGATACATTAGATAACGATTATATTTCACAACAATTTAGTAAAGCAGCAAATAGAGAATTTGGTAAATCATATTTTACTGATACTGAAAACTTCTTTTCACAAGGAAAGTTTGAAGTAAAAACAGCAGTATCATCAACACAACTATTACAGGTAGCTGGGACTGGTGTATCAGGTTCAGTAGCAAATTTAAATCCTACACCAACATCATTCCAATGGTCAATGGGTTATCAAGGATATAGTGATAGTAATGATGCATGTAGTAATACATACTATTATCCTATACAAGTTTATACAGCTGAGCAATCACCATATACTATTTCTTATTTTTATGAAGATTCATTATTGACAATACCATTTAATGGTGGTAACCAATATTGGAAATTTTACTCACCTTCATTTGGTGCTAGTTACTATGTTGCAGAAATAGGAACTGCTGGATATAACTACTATACAACAAATTGTTAAAATACTATGGCACAAATTATACCATTATACATACCAACTTATATCTCTGACCAGAATTACAATCCTGTTAGAGTACAACCAAGACTTTTATATTACAATAACACAGTTCAATGTGAATCTTATTATATAAGAGATGCAGCCGATGTAACTAATGAAATAAGTGTATTCCCTTACTTTGATAATTACTCTGTTGTATCAGGTTCGCAGTTTCCTACGGTAGATTCTAAATCCCTACTATTTTTTAATGAACAACCTGTATATGGTCTAGCACCATCATCATCTTTGTTTTCGGAGTATTGGAATCCTTATGTACAATTATTATATAACCCTAGAACTCGTTTGCTTAACATGTCAGCCGTTATACCATTAGCAGATTATATTGATATGGAACTCAATGATATCGTTGAATTTAGAGGAAATGATTACCATTTAAGGGCAATAAACAACTATAATTTAAGTACAGGTGAATGTGATATTCAATTGTTAGGACCAATATTAGAGGGTTCATTAAATATCCAATCTTAAATGTTATAATACTATGATAAAGAATATAATAGACCTTTTGGTAATTAAAGATTACTATGGTGTATCAGATAAAGTAGATTTCGCTAAAGGTAGTAGAAAGATTCCTTATACATGGAAACAAGTGAAACAATTAATAAAACGCATGTGGCATGGCAGATAATACAACAACATATAATGTAGTAGTTGAAACTGAAGTAACAGGAGGAGATGAAGTAAAACAATTGGGCGATGAAGCTGAAGGTGCCGGTGGTAAGTTTAAATCACTAAGAGGACAAATCAGAGAAACCACAGTTGGATTACAAAAACTTGCCGATGAAGGTAAACAAGGTACTGCTGAATTTGAAAAACTAAGAGCAAAATTAGATGAGTTAAACGATGCTCAAGAGAAAGTTGGTTTCCAAGCCGGTCAATTTGATGACCAGTTAGCATCATTACCTGGTCCTATTGGACAAGTGGGTGGAGCTATTAAAGGGTTTAACGAAGGATTGAATAAGTTTAGTTTAGGATTCAAATTAGCATTAGGAGCTATAGCTCTTATCATTGGTGCTATTGCAGCATTTAAAGAATCATTAAGTAGAACTGAAGAAGGTCAAAAGAAATTAAATAAGATAACCGAAGCATTTGAAAAGATAATGAACGGTCTATTTGCGGTAATTGAACCAATCGCAATGGTGGTAGCTGATTTCACTGTTAGTTTATTAGAGAACGAAACGGTAATGAAAGTATTATCCACCACAGTAGGTGTTCTTTCAGCAATTCTTACAACCTTATTTAAAGTTCAAGTTGAGATTTATAAATTTATAGTCAACAACTTTATCACAGCATTTAAAACTCTTGCTGATGTTGCTGCAGGAACAGGTAAGGTTATTAAAGGTGTATTCACATTTGATTTAGCCCTAATTAAAGAAGGTGCAACTCAAGCATCTGATGCAGTGGTTAATGGACTTAAAGGTATAAAAGATAATGTTGTTACCTTTGGAACTAATGTTGCAACTGCAGTAGTTGATGGTGTTACTCAAGGATTTAATGCAGGTTCTACCGCATTTAGTGCCGGTGCAAAGAGAATGACTGAAGCTGAAAAGAAAGCAGCAGAGGAGGCAGAAACTAAAAGAAAAGAAAGAGCTGAGAAAGCAAAACAAGCTGCAGAAAAACTTGCAGCAGAAGAAAAGAAACTTGCTGAACAAAGAGCAAAAGATATTGAAGCTGGTAATAAAGTTATTACCGAAGCTTACTTATCTGGCTTAGAGGATAGAGATAAAGAGATATTTAAAAGAGGTGAGAAGTTAAACGAAGATATTGTTACTTTAGAGAAAAAGAGAGAAGCTCAAATTGCTGATGTTCTTAAAAAGGCTGGAGTTAATATTAGTAAAGTTATTGATGAAACTACTGGTAAAATTAAATTTGAATTACCTGAAGTTAAAGCAGCACTTGCTAAAAGAGCAGATGATGTACAAACGATTGAAGATGATTTTAATAATGCAAGACTTACTACTCAAGAAGGATATAGACAAGATTTAGATAAAATCAATACTAAGTTTGACGAAGAAGAAGCTAAGAAAGCTGAAGAAAAGAAACAAAAAGCATTAGAAACTGCTAAATTGTTATTTGAAGAAGCTGAAAGAAGTAATCAAAATCGTACTGCACAATTAGAACAAAGATATAATAAAGAGATAGCATTAATCAATGAGAAAGAACAGATGATGCTATCGGTTGAAGGTTTATCTGAAGAACAAAGAAATCAAATCAGAGAAACTGCAGCTAATGATAGATTAGTACAACAAACTGCAAGATATGATGAATTAATTACTATTATTGATGAAAAAGAAAAGTTAGCATTATCTAATACCGAACTTACAGAATCACAAAAAACTAAAATAGTATTAGATGCACAAGCTGAAAGAGCAGCAGTTGAGAAGACAAGAATTGATGATGAGATATTAGGTATTGATAATGAGTTAGCACTACTATCAACAACGTTTGATAGAAGAAAAGAATTGATTGCACAGAAAGAATCTGAATTACTTACACAAGAAGGTTTAACTGAAAATCAAAGAACTGCTATTAAGCAAGGAGCAGCTGATGAAAGAGCTGCAATTGATATGGCTGAATTGCAAGCAAGAGCAGATATGCAGAATGCTTACTTAGATTTAGCCGGTCAGTTTGGTTCGTTCTTAAAAGAGATTGCAGGTAAGAATAAGAAATTAGCAATCGCTGGTGTAATTGTAGAACAGGCAGCAGCAATTGGTAAGATTGTAGTTAATACAGGTATTGCAAACGCTAAAGCACTTGCAGCAACTCCATTAACATTTGGACAACCATTTATTGCAATCAATACAATATCAGCAGCATTGAGTATCGCATCTTCAGTAGCGGCAGGTATAAAAGCAATTCAACAAATCAATTCAGCAGATAGTGGAACTGCACCAACATCCGGTGGTTCATTACCAAGATCGTCTGGAGGTGGAGGAGCTTCAGTAGCACCTGTACCACCAACATTGGAAAGAGCGGCAGTACCACAAATAACTGGTACGCAAGGACAGGCTTCACCTGGTTCACAAATTGCACAAACAATCGGAGCGGCATCTAACAAACCAGTAAAAGCTTATGTAGTAAGTGGTGATGTAACCTCACAACAGGCTTTAGATAGAAGAACAACGAGAGCAGCTACCTTTAGTGGTGGAACAAATGGATAATAAATTGTTAAAGTATTATGATATACGAATTAGTAATAGAAGATGAGAATATAGATGAAGTTTTTGCCATATCATTGGTAGAAGAACCAGCTATTGAATCTAACTTTGTATTCTTTGATAAAGAGAAGGTACAATTTGCAGCATTAAGTGATGAGAAACGTTTAGTAATGGGACCTATCCTAATACCTGATAAACAAATATTAAGGGTAGATGGTGAAGGTAAACCATACCATGTGTTCTTCAAACCTGAAACAATTAAGAAGTTATCGGAAATGTACTTAAAAAAGAAGTACACAGATAAATCAACATTAGAGCATGATAAGAAACTTAATGGAGTTACTCTTGTGGAATCGTGGATTAAAGAAAGTGTTACCAAAGATAAATCAGCTTTGTATAATCTTAATGTTCCGGTTGGTACTTGGATGGGAACGTTTAAGATTGATAATGATGAGATTTGGAATGATTATGTAAAGACTGGTGAAGTAAAAGGATTCAGTATAGAGGGTTTATTTGGGCATAATTTGGTATCTGCTGCATTAGTGGATGAATCATACCTAACTAAAGAGATAATCGATTTAAACGAACAAGAAGCGGTACTGGTACTAAATAAGATTAAAGCATTGTTTGAATCTTATTCTGATTATGGTGAAGGTATTCGTAACAATGCCAAAAGAGGTATTGAACTAAACGAAAAGAATGGTAACAAATGTGCAACACAAACCGGTAAGGTTCGTGCACAACAATTAGCCAATGGAGAACCTATATCATTAGAAACACTTCAGA